TAGCGTAGTACTTACATTACCTATTATACGATCTAAGAGTGGATTAGTAACTCTTGAACCTTCACTGGTTCCCTTCCTACCAATTTCTAATATTCCTTTTGCTTGTTCTTTAGTAGGGTAAGAGATTCTTTTGTCTGTTTTAGTAAGGACTTTTAACACAGCATCTTCGTCTAAACCAAGTTCACTTTTAATTGCAGCATTAATTTGTGTTTGATTTAAATCTTGAGATACACCTTTAGCAGTTATATAATTTATTTCATCTACAGTTTCACTAGCGTTCTTCATTTTTTCTTTTGTGTTTTTTTCTGCCCTAGAAACTTTAATTTTATTACCAACTACTTGAAGACCTTTACCTACAGCTACACCACCAGCACCACCAGCAACAGTCATTGCAGCAAGTTCTGATGGGTCTACTTTACCTTTGTTTGCGTATTGATCTGCAAGGTTGTAGCTACCAGACAGTGCAGCACTAACAACACCTAATGATTTTAACCCAGTACCAACAGGTGTTAGTGTAGTTGGATCAAAAAGTGTACCAATTAAACCACCAACTGCTGTAGAAAAAGACTCTTCATCTTGAGGAACTTGTGACAGTATAGGGTATTCTTTTATAAGCTGATCCTTTCTGTATTTAAGTAATATTTTTCTTCTACCTTCTACATCTAAATCAGCAAACCCTTCTCCATATATCTCATCAGGGGTTTCATCACTAAAAACATTAGCAAGCACAGGAGCAGCAGCTTCAAAAGCTAAAGAAACATTATTAAGCAAGCTCTCGCTTCTATCAAAACCATACCAAAACTCAGACTCCTCACCTTGTACTTCAATGTTCACATAGTTAGGTCTGTACTGTTTAAACTTTTCATCTTTAATTTGTTCTGCTGTTAGTTCTTTTTGCTCTGGTAACAGTTCTCTTTTTCTATAGCCTTTGCTTATTTCTTCTTCTCTTAATAAGGCTTCATTCCTTGTAGCAAGAGCTTCATCTTTTTTATTTATTATAGATAAAAGGTCTTGAGGATTTTGTTCTTCTTTTAAAGCCATGAAATATATCCTATACTTTATTTAAATAGTCGTGAAAAAAATCCACCTTCTCTTGATTCTCTAGCACTTTCTTTTGAACGCTTCCTTCTAGCAAATTCACTATCATTACCTTCACTATAAGAGGGTCTTTGACTACCTGTTCTACCTTCAGAACTTTTAAAAGTTTGTTGTTGTCTTTCTTTTTCTTCTTGTGTTTTTTCTGGTACTAAAGAATCTGGTCTAGTTTCTGGTATAGCAAAAGGATTAAACTTACTTTCTTTATTATCCCAGATCGCTGTACCTTCTTGATTACCACCCATAGATTCTTTTGATACTCGTCTAATAAGATCAAACTTACTTAGTGGTTCGTAGTCAGGGTCTTGAAATTTCTTTAACATTTCTTGACCTTCAAGTATAGCAACTTCAGATGCTACATATTCTTTAAAATTAGCAGCCTCTCTTTTTGCTTCATCATTTGTATCATCAAACTTAATACCAGAATCTTCTAAAATACCTTGTGTATAAAGAATATCTCTTTCAGTAACCTCTCTTGGTTTAGATATTTTATTATTATACTCTTGTTTTTTAAAAAAATCTTGAGTAGCTGTTGCTGCTTCGTTTCTAAAACCATACTTAAATAATATCTGTGCTTTTATTTTATCTCTTTTAGGGTCAAACTGACTTAGGTTTTCTTTTTCTAGTGCTGCTTCATACTCATCACTAGCTGCTTCAAGAGCTTTTCTTTCTCTTGCTTCATCATCAGGCACAAGTTTTTCAAAACCTTTTTGACCAACTTTAAAAGCTAATGCTTCACCAGCAGTAGGTTCTCTACCAAGCTCTCTAGCATAATCACTTAAATATGTTTCATCTTGTTGTCTTGATGCTGCTCTTGATGAAGCAGTAAACCCAGAAAAATCACTTTCAGGTGCTTTGTAATAATTACTTTCTGAATCAAAAATACTTTTTATTAAATTTGCCACTATCTAATCCTCGCATAATCTACTTGTAAGTAACCATTTGTGTGCATACTAACTGCTTCTGGGAACACTTCCATTGCCTCTTGAGCTATTACACCAAGAGTGGGGTGATGACCAACAAGGTGTTTAAACTCTTCTTTCCAATCCCAAGTGTAAGTAGCTAATCCACTAGGAAGTTGACCAACCTTTTTAATATTAGTTTTAAGTTTTTTATCGCTGCTCATTAAGTATAGTTTTGCTGCGTCCATAGCATAATCTTCAGTGCTTTTACTACCACCACCGCTACCACCACCGCCACCACTTACAGCATTATATAAATCTGTAAGGTCAGTGTTACCAAGTGCAGATGTAGCACCACTTATTAATGAACTAAACAACCCACCACCACTAGATGCTGGTGTACCTGCTTTAGCTAATGCAGCACCACTACTTGCTGATGCTTGTTGTGCAGCAGACCTAGCAGCTTCAATATTAAGACCTTGATTAACGAGGGCTTGTTCAAGTTCCATAACACTTGCAAAGCCACCCAATGAACCTTGAAACCCACCAAGTAAATTCTTAGCTTGTTGTTGTTTTTGAGCTTCATTAGTAGCAAAAGTTTGTAGTGCTTGTTGATATGCTTGGTTTTGTTCTCCTTGTGCTTGTGTCCTAGCACTAGAACTTAATTCAGTTAAAGCCCTAGACTGTGCTAAACCTAATCCATAAGCATCTGGACTAACCATACCAACATTACCAGCACCTGCTGTTTCACCTGATAACATCAAACCCATACGACCACTACCAAACAAATCAGATTGAAGTTGTTGTCTTTGTTGAGCAAACTGAGGTTGAAGTAATGAAGACTGTGTTCTAAATATGTCAGCAGCTCTTTGTTCACCAGTATCAACACCACCGAACATAGGCAGTTGCCTACCAGTTTCTTGTAAGTACCCAGTAAACATAGGCTCTGCTGCTTGTAAACCAGCGTAACCTAAACTTGTAAGTCTTGGATCTATTGAAGACTCTACATTATATCCATATGAACCAACAGGTGAACCAGTAGTAGTACCTACCTGACTTGTATAAGTGTAAGGTTGAAACTGCGCTCCTGCATAGGGCTGTGCTGGTTTGGCTTTTTTACTGCCACCACCTAAAATACTACCCATTATTACTTACTCCTTTAACATAAACTGTTCTATTATTACCATTAAAGTCTTTTATAACCCCAACATATTTGAATCCGTACATATCTAAAAACTTCCTGTGTTTGTTATCGTTATCTATCTGTGCTGCAAAAATAGGTCTGTTGTATTTTCTTATTAAAAAGTCTAAACAAACTTCCATTTTCTTTCTTGTACTTTTTAACCACTTATATACATCACAATGAATAAATAACAAGTTGTTGTATTCTTCTAAGTACAAAGTAAAAGTCTTATCCTTTACTACAGGAACTTTATCCATCTTAAGCAGTACGTTTCCACATGTAGACTGTTATAAAGGGTTGGTAGTTAGCATTAGTAACAGCACTATTAGATATTGTGTGAGTGTGACCTGCTCCACCACCTTGTGCATCTACTCCATACTTACCACCTAAACCACCACCACCCCAAGTAAAGTTGGGGTTGCCACCATTGGGTAGGTAGTTCAATGCACCACCACCAGATTCACTAGGGTGATTGTGTGATGGCATTTGAGCTATTGTAATTGCAGTTGATCCTGTAGTTGAACTAACAGCAGGGGAGTTAGCACTACCACCTGTTTCTCCAACTGTGTCAAACAGTGCATTACCACTATCAATGCCAATTATTACTCTACCAGTACCAAATGCTTCCCATGTACCAAAACCTAGTAAACTACTAGGATTAGTAGCCACTGCTGCTTGTGTATAGATAGTACCTACTGGAAACAATGCTTGTCTTGCAGTTGTAGCAACAGCTAATGCTGCTGTTACTGCTGCTGTTACATAAGCTGTTGTAGCAACTTGAGTATTATTAGTAGAAGAACCAGCTGTTGGAGCTGCTGGTGTACCAGTTAGTGTTGGGCTATTTACATCAGCCTTACTATTAACTGCTGTTTGTATTGCACTAAACTCATCATTGATTTCAGTACCTTTTACAATCTTATTAGCATTGCCAGTACTTAATGAATCTTTAGCTGCGAAGTCTGTTGTCTTTGAATAATTGCTCATTTATATTGTCCTACCTAGTTTTCCGTAAACATCTAATTTTTGTATGCTCAAAGAGCCACCATCAATTTCTGCTTCTACACCTAATTGAAAGATACTCCCTGACCCCGATACAGATGAATTTAACCTATCTAAAGACACCCCTGCTTGGTACTCAGCTACTACAGTTGCGTTTGCCCCATAATCGGCTATTCCGTACTCTGACACTGGTGTGTCTTTTATTGTAAATGGAAAAGAAAAATATGATGTAAGATAATCAAACCCAGCTTTAATATTAAATGACTGTGCGCTAGAGCCAATAACAGTTACAGCAGTTTTCTTTAACAACTTATTAATATTTGGATAGCCTAAATCAAAATGGTTAGTAAAGTAACTCATAGTATAAGGAGAACCATTATCAGTAAAGTTACCATACTCTGCTATACCATTAGCTTGTGTTATGTATAAAGCCTTACTTGTTTTATCGTAAACAAAATCTGTGTGGTCTAAGTCATTCCAAGTAGTAACTCTATAACTACCATCTTCTAATGGTCTACGAGTATCAAAGACATAAGCAGTACCAGCAGTAGGTAAAAAGATTAAATAAAATGCTTGTTCAGGAAAGTAAACTGACTTAACCAAACCAAGATTAGATTCTCTATTTACTGTGTCTACAAAAGAATCTCTAATGTTTTTAGATATGTCATTTAGTTTAGCTGACTTTTGTTGTATTGTTCTACCTAAACTTCTTAACCCTGTAGCAGATAAAAATAAAATATCTTCGCCTGTATTCTGTATTGAATCTCTTGCTATACAACCTACACCTTCTAATACTTCTACTAAGGTTAGGGTGTTTACATCAAAGCTACCTTGAAAACTATCATTGTCTTTATAAATAATAATATTATTTTTACAAAATATAATTAAGTGACCATTGTGTGCGCCTAAACCTGTAACTACATCTGAACCTTTAGGAAGAATACCTGCTATGTTAATACTACCTGCACTACCACTGCCCCACTTAACACCATCTAACAAGTCAGAAAAGAATACAGTAGTTTTGTTAGTGCTAGTATCTGCTGCCCATAACCTACCATAAGCACTCATTACTATATTAGCTAGTGGTGCTGTTCCTGTTTTAGTAGAGTGGCTTTCTATAGTTTTAAACTCATTACTTGTAGATTCGTTAGTGTAGTAGATTGGTTTAAAACCAGCTTGGAAAAAGTAAGCCCTGTCATTTAGTGTAGCTGAAGCCCAGTTACCAGCATTAATAGTATCACTGCTAGTTAGTGTTATTGTACTAAGAGATGCAAAACCTTTTTTAAATGTAGTAGCGTTCCAAGATATTAAAGTGTTAGTCCCAGCTATATCTAAGAAGGGGTGCATACCTAATAGGTTAATACCACTACTGTTTGTTGTACGATAGAACCAACCCTGTCTTGCACCTAGTCTACCAAACTCATCAATGACACAGTTGTTAGCTTCTAGTGCAAAGGTAGGGTCGTTACTTACACTAGAATCTTGAGTGTTTAGACCTAAGAAAGCAGGTGCTACTAGCTGTGCTGTTACTAATTCTTTTGCCATATTAGTTTGTACTCACAATAAATGGTACTTCTTCAACTGTAAAAATTAATGAAGTGTTTACA